AGTGAAGTGTTAACAAAGATCATATATGTCTCATACCCTAACATACGTAGTTTACTTGACTGTCTTGAAATCTTATCATAATCGTGACCAGTACCATCGATGATCAAACCAAGGCGACCTTCTACATAATTACCTTTTTGTCTGGACGTTATACTCTTAGCACGATCTCTAACGACATCTCTTTGATCTGTCTCACGTTCACCTCGTTTGGTGTTCATCTTCTTGGTAAGACCTTCTTTGTCTAAGAGATTTTCAAACGCATTATCAGAGTTAACCATTTTAAGACCCATACCCCCTGTAGAAGACTTGGCAACATAAGACTTACCGCTGCCAGGCCCCCCAGCAAGGAATATCGCTTTAAATATGTTTTTGTCGTAAACCCCCTCAACCAGAGGAGTTCGCATATCTTGGTATTTTTTCATGTGTAGTCCTTAATCCTTTTTTATATCCTGACATTTCTATTATGTATTTATCGTTATCCGAAAGTGGTTCTAGAGGTTGTATGATGCGGTCTTGTTGTTGAAATTTCATAGATTTAATTCTATTTTTAGTTCTAGCCATTTTTTCTTCCTTTTTGTTAAGATGATGTTTGGATATTATTTTGGATTTGATTTGGACTTCTCCTTTACTGTTATCTGTAAAAATCAGATATTTTATTAAACGTGCGTGGATTCAATTTAGTTGTACCATATTCTATCTTTGGTAGAGGATTATCTGAACTACCATCAAGTACTTTATCAACACAATCTTTAACACAAGTTATTATTAGATTATGAGAATCTGACTTAGCACTAAATTGATGTGCTAAGGATAAAATAATAAATGGGCCTCTTACAAACTTATCTAAAAAATCTCCTTCTGCATCTTTATTTGCAGCAGTTTTTGGAAGATTAACCTCAACAACATCTCCACACTTAATTGAGGTTTCACCATCTACTTGAAATTGTATCTCAATACCATTTGCCAACTGTCCTAAAGTTGACGTTCTTCTTGTCAACCACGATGACGGACTATAGGATTTAAATGGGTATTGGTTTTTGTCATTTCCTCCAGGCGCATATGCACTTATTACTTTAGTTGCATCATTTCCTGTGTTTATGTCTTTGATCGAAGTTGGTAGTAGATACTCCTTAACTGGATAACTTGCAACATCACCAGAATTGTCATCTACTGCTCCAGCACTATACAATGGTAATGTATCTTTATCATGAAACTCATTAATATGTTTTTCATCATCGAAAGAATTAAAATAATTATATCCAGAAGTTGTATATCTTTTATTAAAAATATCATGTTCAATAATAGAAGATGCATAAGTTCCTGATACTTGTCCTTCTGATGTATCATTACTACTACCTCTTGCAAATTTTCTCATTTTACTGAATTCCTGTGCAATATTAATTCTACCCTTATCCCCAATCTCTAAACCACTATATTGATCAGCTGTGTAATATCCTTGTAAGTTATTATCGTATAAACTTTCTAGTGAACGAAAATGAATACCATTAAGAGTCTCAAAAAAGAAGAAGGTAGGAGAACCATATTTTTGTGATACCGCTTGCATTTTTGCATCATCAATTAAATTAAAGGGACTGTCTCCAGTAGGTACTATTCTTTGTGATCCAGAGCATGGTTCCATATACAAATCTTTTTTACTCTCCAAATCATTTCTTACTATATTTGTAATTATGTCTGACCACGTTCCTACTAATGTTCTTTGAACTTTTTTTCTTTGTCCAATTATTTGTTCCATAGAACAAAAACTTAAAGTTACTACATCATAGTTTGGATTTATATTTGATACGCTATCGATATTATGTACGTAAAATATATGTTGAATTACTTCTTCGGAGGTAGTCATAGACGGACTTGAAAGTTTAATTTTCATTATCTCTTGACCTACCATTGGCAATATATTATGGTAGTTTACATCATCTATTAACGCCAATTTACCAGTTATAAATGGTGCGTATATAGACTCCCAAATATTAACTTCTGAAACTGCATGTGCAAGATTTACAGTTTCTGTACCAGATGCACTTATTAATATAAGTTCTTCTATATTATACTCGCCTGCATTACCAATAGTTTCTGCCATTAGAAATTAGTTTCCTTCATTAAATCTTTAAACTCTGCGACTACTTGTCCTACATAAGCAGGATCAAGTAATCTTATCTGACGCAAATTGTCTTGATTTTCTTCTTCATATTCATAATTTGTTACTATTGATGCAGCAGGATAATCCGTATTACTTGTACCAACATTGATTTTTGTTGTGGTATCTCCAGATGTTTGTGTAATCTCATAATGATGTACTGCATTTACATCATTATATTTGTCATCGATAAATGCAAGAAATTGTGGTGTTGTCAAAGGCCATCCATGATACCTGTCTGTTATATCATTCATCAACATAACAATCCAATGTAATTCAGAATCTCCATATAATTTGTGTGCGATCATTTCTGGAGTTTCACCTTCTTTTACATCATATGTATCATATAGAGCCAAGTTACTTTTTAACTTAGTTCTTAATGCGACTCGTCTTAGAAGATTAGTAACACGTTTATAATCACCATCTCCTTTTGAATCGTAGAATATTTTGGGAAAAGATTTAAAGTACATTTTTAAAGACCTTTATCAACTCTACTTCTAGTGAGTGTTTCTATTTCTTGAAAATCAAGGGATAACTCAATCTTTTGAGGAGGCGGTGCAGTTTTACCTGTATGGTTTAAATCTGTTGTTGGTTCAAATGCAGTATATCTCTCTCCACCGTATTTAACGGAAACATTGGTACAGTAACATGTTGAAATTTTTCCAATCCAAGGATTTTCTGTTCCTTGATACATATATTGAATATCAAAAGAATCAGGAACCTTTAAAAATCTACCTAGTCTTGATTTGAACTTCATTTTCATAATTTCAGCTCCCTCGATTTCTTCAGGCATCATGTGTCTTTTAAAAGACATAATAATATCATGTACCATTCTAACTTCTTGTTCACTCTTAGGAAAAAAACTAAAGGAATAACTGAAACTTCTTCGATTCATTCTCTTAAATAACATTTCTATTCTATTTGTAATTATCGCACCAGCCCTTATCTGTCCAGCTGCCAAAGTTCCTTGCAACCCCGCCAAAGTCCCCACTGAATTGAGAAGACCTGCGGCCCACTTCATACCAAGAATACTACCATATTCTCCTACTGTATCCAAAAGGTCTGACCCTGCTTTCTTTACAGATTGTTTTTTCTGGAATGTATCAATAATAGTTTCAAGGGAGTCCGCAGCTCCCTGTGCCCCTACCCCTATTTCTGCCTGCTCATAATCTGCACCGTATTGCGTTGCAACAGTAGCAGGCATGTATAGACTTATTGCTCTTTCTAACCTAACAGTGGCGGGTCTTTTAACTGCAACATTGTGCTCCCCACCCTCTTTGTATCTAGGACTTGCTCCTGACTGAGTTGCCCTTATTGCATCGTTATCAATTTGATACAACCCACCATCATCAGCATCCGCTTGATCCATTTCATGAAGTTCATTCTTTGCAATTTTTGCTTGATCTGTCGTGTTAATCAAGAACATTATATAGTGTCCTTGCATTGGATCACCTTCAACATTTAATGGGTATGTTAGGTTCTTAGAAATAGGTGTACCATTTGCACCAGTAAAACCACCACCAACACCAGTTGGAGAACCACCCTTTAGACCAAGACTCGACTTTACTGAACTCGTAACTACACCTGTTAGTCCTCTTGCGACTTGATTTGTTATTGCACTAGTAAAACTCATGTATAAATATCCTTGTAATAAAACTATTTAGGTAATTCAAAGTGGCATATAGAGGTAAATACACACCAAGAAACCCAAAAAAATATAAAGGTGATCCCTCACGTATAGTGTATCGTTCTTTATGGGAACGAAAGTTTATGGTGTACTGCGATACTAATCGTGCAATACTAGAGTGGGGCAGTGAAGAGATCATCATACCATATTTATCACCCGTAGACGGTAAAATCCATAGATATTTTCCAGATTTTTACATTAAAGTAAAAAAACATGACGGTACTACAGAGAAGTCTATTATAGAGATAAAACCTAAAATACAGTGTTCTCCACCAAAGATTCCCAATAGAAAAACCAAAAGGTTCTATAGTGCAGTTAAAACTTGGGCTGTTAATGAAGCAAAGTGGAAATATGCAACAGAATTTTGTGATATTAATAGTATGGATTTTAAAATCCTAAACGAAGATCATTTAGGTATATCGTATAAATAGTAGTATGGCAATTAGTAAATATATGCAAGCGGTAAAAGATGCCGCAAAAGGGCGTCCTAAATCTACTGAATGGTATAGGGATAAGATTAAAGAGTTTGGTACTCCAGGCCCTTTGGATTTGATACGTGATGGTAAACGAAACAATAAACCATTTTATGGTAAGTTGAATATGTTCATTTATGATCCAAAACATAAAAAGAAGTTACCATATTATGATTCTTTTCCTTTAGTTCTTCCATTAGAAATGTATCCTGATGGTTTTCTTGGTATTAACTTTCATTATCTACCAATACCATTAAGGATAAGATTATTAGACCAATTAGTAGACTATACTAATAACACTAAGTTTGATGAATCTACTCGTATTGTCGCAGACTACACCCAACTAAAGAAGATCAACTTGATTAAACCTACACTACATAGGTATTTGGCAGGGCAAACCAAATCACAGTTTCGTAGAATTGATGCCGATGAATTTACTATTGCAACACTACTTCCAGTACAAAGATTTAAGAAAGCGGGTGCAACCGAAGTATGGAAAGATTCTAGGAGTATGCTCTAATGGCAGTTTTACCTAAGTTTTTAGAAGGAGCAGCGTTTGGTGTCCTTAACGATGTTTTATCTGAATTTCGTAGTAATGAAGGTTATGCAACACCCAATAGATATGAGGTTGCAATAAGTAGACCAGCTCCATCTTTTACTGGAACATCACAAAATCAATCTAGAGGATTGGTAGATCAAGTTCCTTTGAGAGATATGAGACAAATATCTTTACGTGCAGAATCAGTTACACTGCCTGGAAGAAATCTCAATACATCATCTGACACCAATATTTACGGCCCAAAGAGAGAGGTTGTAGATGGTGTGGGATATGCAGATACGATAGACTTTACTTTTCAGGCATCATCTGATCTAAAAGAGAGAGTGATGTTTGAGAAGTGGCAGATGAAGATGTTTAATCCTCAAACTTGGAACCTTGGTTATTACAATGATTACATTGGTGTTATAGAAGTATATCTTTTGGACAAGAACTCGCAGAGAACATTCGGATTAAGACTCCATGAGTGTTATCCTAAAAGTATAGGACAACAACAATTAGGTTATGCAATGAATGATGCATTAATGATTTTACCAGTAAGTATGTCTTTTAGATATTGGACTACTGCTGACACTAACCAAGAGGCACCTAGTCTCTCAGATAAAATAGGACAAACAATATCTAATGCAGTGGAGAGAAACCTTAATAGAGCTCTTCCTGCCGTGTTGCGAAAATTATAAGGATGAAAAATTATGGCACTACCAAAAATAAATACTGTTACTTATGAGTTGAATCTACCTTCCACAGACAAACCAATAACATATAGACCTTGGATTGTTAAAGAACAAAAGGCACTTATGATTGCACAAGAGTCTGATGATGAAAAAGAAATCGAAAGAGCGTTTGCTAATATTGTATCTGAATGTACATTTGGAAAAGTTGACCCTTATGAAAATCCTTTGTTTGATGTTGAATACATTTTCTTACAACTCAGAGGAAAATCTGTTGGGGAAAAAATTAAACTTAATTTAACTTGTACAGACGATGGGGAAACCATAGTCGAAAAGGAAATAGACCTTGCAGATGTTAAAATACAGATGGATACCAAACATAGTCATATTATTAAAATTACAGAAGATATCACTATGGTCATGCGTTATCCTAAACTTAGTGATATGGGTGGATATACGGGTACTGGACAAATCAAACAAATATTTGATATGGTAAAAAATTGTGTGGAAGAAATTCATGATGGTGAAACTATACACAATAGAGTTGATATGGGTGATAAGGAACTGGATGAATTTATTGAAAGTATGTCTCAAGAACATTTCACTTCCGTAAGTAATTTCTTTGAAACTATGCCTAAAATAATTCATGAGGTTACTGTAACAAATCCTAACACCAAGAAGAAGAATAAAATTGTGATTGAGGGTCTTCAAAGTTTTTTCGCATAGCCCTTTCTCATGAGACTCTAAAGAATTACTATAAAACTAATTTTGGTATGATGCAACATCACAACTATAGTCTTACAGAGTTAGAAAATATGATGCCATGGGAAAGGGAGATTTACTTAGGACTATTGATGCAATATTTAGAAGAAGAAAAACTATTAATAGAGAACCATAAGGCAAAATAAATGGAAATACCAACACCTAACGCAGCTGCAATTGAGATCACAGAACTTATTCTACCATATATTGGTATGATATTGATTGTCATCATAGGTTTTATGATAAAGGACTTTGCGACTAAGTTTAGCAAAGGTCTTGCATTTAGCATGAATA